ACAATATTATGCCGAACATTAGTAAAAAAACAGCTTACGACGTAAAAGAAGCAAGCAATCAGTCACTTTCTAAAAGTGCAAGAAAACATTATGCAGAAAATGCACAAGCAGGTTCTAAATCAGATTCTAAGAGTGGTTCTTGGATTTCTAAACACATGTCATAGTTATGGGAAAATATAAACACGAAGGAAAAAACAGAAACATCTCAGTAAGTGGTGGTCGAGAAAGAAAAGACTTGTTTAAAGACATGTCTGGTGGTTATAATGCTATGGGTGATTCAAACAGTCCAAATTATAAATATAACGGTAGCGCTTTTAAACAAAGATACAGCAAAAGCCCAGCTCATAAAGAATTAGTTGGTAAACAGAATTCATTACCAAGTGAGTTAAAAGCGGCGATAGAAGCTGCTCCTGAAATGAAAGGTTCACCAATGTATAAAAGAAAGCATCAAGTTTACGGAGTAGATTCCAAAGCTTCTGAACCAAAAGGCAATATGAAAGGTTTAAATAAAAAAACTGCTCAAAAGATGCCAGAGCCAAAGCAAACTGCTAGAATAGAAACAAGAATGAAAACCCTTACTCCATTAGAAAAATCTAGTTGCACAAGCGGTGGTGGATCTAAATCTCCATACAAAATGGAAGGTGATCCTAAGAATAAATTAAAAGGTAAAATAAATAAACTTTCAGATAAACATAAAAAATTATATTCTGATTTTGATATGGGTAGGACTGATGGTAAAAAATTAGGTAAAGTAGAAGACAAGCTTGAAAGAAAAGAAAAGAAATATACTAAAAAATATGGATCAAGCCCATACAATATGATGGATAACCCTACCGATAAGCCTAAAGGTAAAATGAAAAAAGAAGGTAAACTAAAAGCTACTATGACTAAAAAAATGCATAAATTACCTAAGCAAGCTGCTAAAATAAGCGGACCTTATAAAAATAAATAACAACAATCAATAAACATTAACAACAAACAAAAATCAATTATTATGGCAAAATTTATCTCAATTCATTCATCAGGAGCAGGGCTCGATGGTGGTGATGTTTTAATCGGAGTTGACGGCATCGTAGGTGTTGACGCAGCTTCAGGAACAAGTACAGTTATCAAATTAGACGGTGGTGTAATCGACGAATGTACTATTACTCACGGTTCAACAGGAACTACTCCGTCTGTAAGAGACGCGATCAATTACGCATTAACTGCTAATCCAGGTGGTGTAAAAGCTAAAGTTAAGCTTCCATCAGGAATAACAGTTTCAAACGTTGCTTGGTCGTAATGAAACCAAAAGGCTTAGGTGATAGAATAGAAGATTTCACTAAGGCAACTGGAATTAAAAAAGTTGTTGATACAGTGTCACAGGGTTTAAACATACCCTGTGGCTGTCAACAGCGTAAAGAAAAACTTAATAAAATGTTTCCCGGAAAGTAATGGCTTTTAAAATCAACCCACCTTATATTATCGACAACACTCCAATTTACAATGTAGGTTTAGAGGAAGGTGTGTTAGGAAAAGCAGACAGAAATGGAAGCATTTTAATAAATCAAGATATTAAAGATCCAAAACAAATAGAAGACGTTATCAATCATGAAAAAATTCATATTGATCAAATGAAAAGGGGAGATTTGGATTATGACGATAATAATGTTTACTGGAGAGGTAAACGTTACTCAAGAAAAACAATGGAGGAAGGTGCTAAAAATCTTCCTTGGGAAAAAGAAGCTTATGCCAGATCCTAAAAAGAAATTTAAAGATACAACAGTAGGTAAACTATTGTTTGGTGCTGCGTCGTTAGTCAACCCTGCGTTAGGTAGTGTACTAAGCGGTGTAACTTCACCAGCTGAAGCTATTGCTGCTATTGGTAAATCTGACGTAAGTGGTGAAGATAAAATAAAATTACAACAACTTATATTCGAACAACAAAATAAAGAAATGGAAGCCGTCACATCAAGGTGGCAAGCTGATTCAATGTCAGATTCATGGCTTTCTAAAAACGTACGCCCTATGGTTTTAGTGTGGTGTATTGTTATATTTTCAATAGCAGGATTATTAGATAGTGTTGAATCGATACCATTTCACATAGGTGAATTATGGAATGATACATTTGAAAAAGTAATGATGGCTGTTGTTCTAGCATATTTTGGTGGACGCACGACAGAAAAGGCTACAAGTTTATTTAAAAAGTAAATAAAACCTGTAACTATATTAATAAATAATTAATCAATTAAATTAAATTAAAAATGGAAATTAAAAAAGACCAATTAGAAAAAATCCAAGGCTTTCAAAAAGACTTAAACAAGTTGTTAAACGAAGTAGGATTTTTAGAAGCCCAAAAAACCGCGGTATTATCTAAGTTTCACGAAGTCAACAAAGAAACTGAAGACTTTAAAAAGGAACTTGAAGAAGAGTACGGATCGATTAACATCAATCTTGAAGACGGTACTTACACTCCTATCGAAAAAGAAGAAGACAAGAAGGAGTAATGTCATCTGTTATTAGAAAGATCAGCATCGGTTCTGATTACAAAACTGATGCGATGCATTATTCTTTGACTCAGTCGGTATATGGAGGTCACACTATATCTCATATACTCTTTGATGCAGAAGATAATTCTTATAACATTTACATTAAAAAAAACAACGAGGTATTGCCATGGAAAAAGTTTAACTCTAACATGGCAATCTCCGTTGAATATGATTTAGAATACTAAATGAAAAGTATATTTGACTTTATCGTTGAGCCTGCTGGCCAGCGATATAATAATGAAGTTAAAGTAGGTGACAAAAGCCTTATAATTAACACTCAGTCAGAAAGTTTTAAGTCAGTAAATAATATAGCTAGAGTTATAGCAACACCAAAAGCATACAAAACACCTGTTAAACCTGGTGATTTAATTATGATACATCATAATGTTTTTAGAAGGTTTTACGATATACGTGGTGAAGAAAAAAACAGTAGATCATATTTTAAAGATGGTTTATATTTTGTTCAATTAAATCAAGTGTATTTATATAAATCTGATGAAAAGTGGAAAGCTTTTGGCGATAGATGCTTTATAAGTCCAATTCATAACAATGACGATATAGATGCTAATTTAGAAGAACGCCTTGTTGGTATATTAAAATATGGCAATAGTTCATTAGAAGCATTAAGAATCAACGAGGGAGACCTTGTGGGTTATTCACCGTTTGGTGAGTTTGACTTTGTAGTTGATGGTAAGCGTCTTTATTGTATGAAATCAAATGATATTGTAATTAAATATGAACGTCAAGGAAACGAAACAGAATATAATCCTAGCTGGGCACATAGCAGTTGAGGAACTTATTAAGGTGGCAAAAGAAGCTATAGTTGATTCTGATGATGATATATCGGCTGATAGATTAAAAAACGCTGCTGCAACTAAAAAATTAGCTATATTTGATGCTTTTGAAATACTTAACCGTATTAAAGAAGAAGAAGATATGTTAAACGAAAAACCAAAAGAAGAAAAGAAAACTCAAGCTTTTGGAGGTTTTGCAGAAAGAAGATCTAAGTAATGTACAAGCAAACATTGTATAAAGTAATTGATCACATAAAACCACATGTAATAAAAAGATTAAACAAATCTAAGAAGTGGAATTATGGTTATAACAAAGAGCATGATGTTATTGTTATATCTAAAACAGGTCAGATTGGCGAGATATATGAAATACAAAACCTTAAAATAGCATTACCAAAAGAAAACGAAGTTTTCACTGAAGCTGATAAGTGGCAAACCCACGAATACCCTAAAGCTTTAAAAAAAATTAAAACAATATTTGATTGGAAACAGTATCCAGATGATTTTAAAGAAAAATGGTATGCATATATTGATAGAGAATTTGCCAGGCGCCACGAAGGTTATTGGTTTAATAACAAGGGTAAAGCTACTTATATTACTGGTACTCATTACATGTACTTGCAGTGGTCCAAGATTGATGTTGGGCAAGCAGATTTTAGGGAAGCAAACAGATTATTCTATATATTCTGGGAAGCTTGTAAAGCAGATACACGTTGTTACGGAATGTGCTATCTCAAAAACAGACGGTCTGGTTTTTCATTCATGGCATCTGGCGAAACAGTCAACCTTGCCACTATCTCTAGTGATGCTAGATACGGTGTCTTATCAAAATCTGGGTCTGATGCGAAGAAAATGTTTACCGATAAAATCGTACCCATTTCCGTCAACTACCCGTTTTTCTTCAAGCCAATTCAAGACGGTATGGATCGGCCAAAAACAGAACTTGCATACAGAGTTCCTGCTAGCAGATTTACAAGACGTAAATTAGATAGTAACGAACAATTAGAAGAACTAGAAGGATTAGATACAACTATTGATTGGAAAAATACAGGAGATAACAGTTATGATGGTGAAAAATTAAAACTACTTGTACACGATGAATCTGGTAAGTGGGAAAAACCTGACAATATATTAAACAACTGGAGGGTTACAAAAACTTGTTTACGATTAGGTTCTAGAATTATAGGTAAGTGTATGATGGGTTCAACGTCAAATGCTTTAGACAAAGGAGGTAGAAATTATAAAAAATTATATGATGACTCAGACGTTACCAGAAGAAACCGCAACGGGCAGACTAGCTCGGGATTATATAGCTTGTTCATTCCTATGGAGTGGAATTACGAAGGATACATTGATTCTTATGGATTACCTGTCTTTGAGACACCGGAAGAACCTAAAAAAGGGCCAGATGGTTTCCCCATTGAAATCGGTGTTATCGAGCACTGGGAAAATGAAGTAGATGGTCTTAAGAATGATCCTGATGCACTTAATGAATTATATAGACAGTTTCCACGTACAGAGAAACATGCATTCAGAGACGAAACACAACAATCACTATTTAATCTAACTAAAATATACGAACAAATAGATTACAATGAAGATTTAAAACTATCTGGAGTAGTAACTCAGGGTAATTTTATGTGGGAAGGTGGGATTAAAGATACAAGCGTACAGTTTATTCCAAGTAAACAAGGTAGATTTTATGTTTCTTGGGTTCCTGATGTATCTCAGCAAAATAGATTTATAGTTAAAAATGGTTTAAAATATCCCGCTAATGAACATATGGGAGCTTTTGGGTGTGATAGTTACGATATATCCGGAACTGTTGATGGAAGAGGTTCTAAAGGTTCATTGCATGGTTTAACTAAGTTTACAATGGATGTATGTCCACCTAACTTATTTTTTTTAGAATATATAGCTAGGCCACAAACTGCTGAAACATTTTTTGAAGATGTACTTATGGCCTTGCATTTTTATGGTATGCCAATACTTGCAGAGAATAATAAACCTAGATTGTTATATCATTTAAAAAGAAGAGGTTATAGAGGTTACTCTATGAACAGACCAGATAAAACAACGCATAAATTATCTGTAACAGAGAGAGAAATAGGTGGTATACCTAATTCAAGTGAAGATATAAAACAAGCACACGCTGCTGCTATTGAATCTTACATCGAAATGTTTGTTGGTTACAACAATGAACAGTATGGAACAATGTATTTTCAAAGAACTTTAGAAGATTGGGCCGCGTTTAATATAAACAACAGAACTAAACACGATGCTTCAATTAGTTCTGGTTTAGCGATTATGGCTTGTAATAAAAATAAATATAGACCTATAGCTGAAACCATAAAAGAAAAAGTTAATTTAAATTTTTCAAAGTATGATAACAAAGGTTATAAATCAAAAATAATTAATTAGATGATTAATACTAGTACTAATAGTTCCTTTCCAAGTCAGGTGGTACCTCTCGCGGAAAAGCTTAGTTTGGAATATGGTTTGCAAGTAGGGCAAGCTATTGAATATGAGTGGTTTAGAGGAGGTAGAGTTAACGGAACAAGATGGCAAAAAGGTTTTCAAAACTTTAATAGATTAAGATTATATGCAAGAGGTGAACAACCTGTGCAAAAATATAAAGATGAATTATCTATAAATGGTGATTTGTCTTATTTAAATTTAGACTGGAAGCCAGTGCCTATAATACCTAAGTTTGTAGACATAGTTGTAAATGGTATATCATCTAAGAATTACGATATAAAAGCTTACGCACAAGATCCGTTTTCACAAAAAGAAAGAACTAACTATGCTTCGTCAATATTAAGAGATATGTTATCTAAGCCTTTATTAGATAATATACAACAGAGTTTAGGTGTAGATGTTTACAATGTAGTTGATCCGGCTAATTTACCTGAGTC